TTTTTCAAATGTACCATCTGGTTTTTTTTTAATTTTTAAGTATTCAGGTTGTGCTGTAAAACCTTCATCTTTTTTTAATTGCTCTTTTAATCTATTTTTGTTTATTGGAGCATAAGTTCTTAACATTATGTTACGCTCCTGACTGCGCTTTACCGCCTAGTTTTTGTATGGTCGCAAATTTAAACGCAGCATCTCTGCGCCTACGTAATCTTTCTCGTCTTGATAATTCTGATTCTGATTTGCCCAGTGTTTGCACTTCTGGTTCTGGCTCTGGGTCTGGTTCTGTTATAATGTCACCTAAAAATGTTTTACCCGTTTTTTGTTTAAAAATGTCAGCAGCAGCTTGGCTTACTGGCGGTGGTTTAAGAACAGCAGCTCTTTCAGAAGAAGTTAATTCTTCATCATCAGCCATCCTAGCTCTTACCCTAGCACCTCGTTGTCTATATACATCTTTGCCTGTTAAACTATCTTCGCCTTTTTCAAAAAATTTTGAGAAAGGGTCGCCAGGTGTAGGACCAAAACCATCTGAAATAAATCTGCCTGTGGTTGCTACTGGTCGTAACAAAGATTCACCTGTTTTTTCGTCTTCGCCTGTTTCGTATCTAACGCCATCAATGGTTCTAATAAAACCATCTTTAATAAATCTACCTTTACCATATGTGCTATGCAATCTTATTTCAGCCATTACGTTATCCTAAAGTTGTTTTCTTCACACCCATCTCTGGGTCTTCACGTTCAGCTAACAATGAACGCATACCACCGTAACGCTGTCCACGTTTACGTTGTTGCATCATTTGCATTTCTGCAATTTTTTTACGTTCCTCCTCATCTTTTTGCTGTGCTAATAATGCTTTTTCTTCCTCTTGTGCTTTACGAGCATCCTCTCTTTCTTGCAGCTCAGCGGCTGACGGTCCTGGAACCGATGGACTTCTTAATACTCCACCCATAATTATTTCCTCTTTTTCTTAAAACCAGCTTTCATATTAGCATAGGCTTTATCTGAAATGGTTGATTTAGATTTAGGTCGACTAATTCCTTTCTTTTTGCGTGCATTGATATTAGCGTACAAACCTTTCTTACCTGGCATACATCCTCCTAATAATATTTGGCATACATTACGTAGTTTGCCTTATCGTGTCCAAACTGTTTCATTAGACCCTCGTACTGGAATTGTAATACAGATGCCCAGTTCTTTGCAACCTGATTATCATCGTGTACAGTAACCTGAATTCGGTGCGCTGATAAATATTTAGCGCCATGTTCTATAACAAACTTACCTGTGCGAGTCGTTGCTACTGGATACTTGTTAAATAACTTACTGCCTAAACACCATGCTTCGTAAACGCCTGGACATATTTGCGCAAAACCCCAGCACGCTGCGATCTTACCTTGGTATACAATCGTGATAGCAGGTCCAACGGCTTGTAATGTTTCCACATATGCCACAGTTGAGTCGTAAGTGCCAAAGTACATAGCATCAGCGTCACGATAATCAAGATGATAAGCGTCATCAGATTCATAGTAACGGTACTTAATTCTTTCATTGCGATTTAAACTGTTGTAAAATTCTATGATACCTTCATGTGTGGTTAAAGTAACGGGGTTAGTCTTATCCCCCTTTTGACTAGCCCTTTTTTTTTCAGAAGACATTAAACTCTACCTTAGCAGCAAGTAGAATGGTTAATAATGTGTTTTGTTATGAACAAGTACCTTTACCTAGAGT